TTCATAGATATGACAAAAATGAGTTTGCGTGAAAACATGTATGCTGAACAAATGGCAGAAATGGAATCTCAAATGTTACCATTTGGTTTTATAGATGATGGTATTAATGATTTTGATCCCATAAAAATGGGCAATCAAGTATGGGATGTTGTTAAAGAAGATTCTATTCAATATTAAATGAATCTATTATAACAATTTCGGGTTTATTGATTTTCTCGATAATTTTTTCAATATCATTTTTAATATCAGGTCGTATTTTTTTCAATTTTTCTAGATATCTAATCGATTCATTAAAAATCATTTCTTTATTTATTCTTATATCATAATAATTTTTTCGCGTATCACTTTTATTTTTTAATATTAGATGATTTGGATTGACGCAATAAGTATTATTGCAAGTTTGATGAACAATTTTATCGTTTAATATTTCTCCTTTATATGCAATATATGCGAAACGATGTGCTGGTATTGATTTACCATTAAATGAAAACATTCCATATCCCTGTCTTGTTTTTCCTGCCGTCCAAAAATGACAGGTTTCAGTTTTAATTATTTTTTTTTCAAATCTTTTAATATCTTTTTCTTTCATCATATTATTTATTTTATGATAAATAATGAATTTTTCTAAAAATATATAAAATGATAAATATATCAGTAAATACACCATAATATTTTTTGGGAGAAAAAATGGCATTTCAAGTAAGTCCAGGTGTTTCAGTTTCTGAAGTAGATTTAACGACTAGAGTTCCAGTTCCGTCTGTTTCTGATGGCGCAACTGCAGGACCTTTTAAATGGGGACCTCTAGAAGAAGTGAGATTAGTCACTAATGAGCAAGAATTGGTAAATTTATTCGGTAAACCTGATGGGGCCACCTATAAATCATTTTTTACAGCATCAAATTTTTTAAATTATTCAAATAAATTAAGAGTTGTTAGAGCGGCAAATACAAGTTCAGCAAATAATGCAACAAGTAGCGGGACAGGATATTTAATTAGAAATGATAGGGAATATCAAAATACATACGAATCGGTAACTACCGCAGGAGTTGATTTTTTTGCAAAATATCCAGGTGAGATTGGTAATAGTCTAAAAGTTAGTTTATGTCAACCAACCAGAGCAAATACAAAAGTAGTAGATAATATTGTAACTGTAGATTCAAATACTGATATAGTTCTAACTGGTAGCTTTATTTTCACAGGTGGAGAAACAACTATTACAACAGATAGTGATACAGCATCTGCTGCTAATGTTGATGTAGAACTCAGGGTTGGTGATGTATTGTACATAGACGTTGACGTAAACGAAAATACAACATTAGCCACAAAATTATTAGTAACTGAAATTCAAGATACTAATACGTTTTCTGTGATACAAGAAAATGGCACTGTAGGTTTAGGCGAGAATTCGATTACAGATTTTCAATTAGCTCGCTATAAGAGATCACCTTTTGCTGAGGATAGCCGAAATATGTTTGGAACCTTGGCATGGGATTCTGAAACAGCGGCAAATAATAAAGTTATAACAGGAACAAATACACAGTTTGAACTACAATTGTCAGTTGGTGATATTATTACTTTTAATGATGGTAGTATTGATCAAAGAAGAAAAGTGCAACAAATTGTGGATTCAACTACTATATTGGTTTCAGACCCTTTAGTAAGAAGTTTTAGTGGCGTATCTTATTCAAGAGAATGGGAATTTGCATCAGATTTTGAATCAGAACCATTAACTAGTGAGTATGCATATAATCTAACTGGTAATAAAGATGTTTGTGATGAAATACATGTGATTGTTGTAGATGAAGATGGATTGATTACCGGACGTAAAGATATTCGCGGAGAAACAAGTAGAACATCCAAATCCATATTAACTGGGGAAATTTATCCAAATCTTTCTGTTGCTAACGGTGCTGTAGACTCAACAGGTGTACAACTTTATTATAAAGATAAAATAAATAGCGAGTCAAAATATATTAGATGGGGCGATCATAATTCAGCTGGAGATACTTTAACATATACTGATTCTCAGGGTACTGATATTACAACACCAACAAAAGTTTGGGGGGCTACTTTAGAGCAAGGTAATTCTAATGCTAGATTTATTGGAGGACATAGTGCCAATGTTTCCGGAACGGGTACATCATATGCAACAATAACATCCAGTTTTGGTGGTGGTAATGATGGATCAAATATATCAGATGCTGACAAAATTGTTGCATTTAGTTATTTAAAGGAACCTTCACAAGTAGATGTATCATTACTGATGTCAGGTGAAGCATCAAATACTGTTGCGAATTTCTTAATTGGAGAAATAGCAGATTATAGAAAAGATTGTGTTGTCTTTATCTCGCCCGAAGAATCTCAAGCAGTTAATGCTGGAGGTAACGAGGTGAATAATATAATAATGAAAAGAATAGCATTACCTAGTTCTAGTTATGCTGTAATGGATGGAAATTATAAGTATCAGTATGATAGGTATAATTCCGTTTATAGATATGTTCCTTTCAACGGTGATGTTGCAGGATTATGTGCCCAAGCGGATAATACAAACCCTTATATTTCACCAGCGGGTTTCAATAGAGGAAATTTGAAAAATACCGATAAATTGGCATTTGATCCATCTCAAGCGCAAAGAGATGGCTTATACATCAAAAATATAAATCCAATTGTAGCATTTCCAGGTCATGGTAAAGTTTTATTTGGTGATAAAACACTTTTAGCAAAACCTTCTGCATTTGATAGAATTAATGTAAGAAGATTGTTTATTATTCTTGAAAAAGCAATTGCAAATGCTGCACAATTTTCGTTGTTTGAGTTTAACGATGCTTTCACAAGGTCTCAATTTGTTTCTATTGTTGATCCTTTTCTAAGAGATGTTCAGGGAAGAAGAGGAATAGTAGACTTTAGAGTAATTTGTGATGAATCTAATAATCCTCCTAGTGTGATTGATAGAAATGAGTTTAGAGGGGATATTTTTGTAAAACCAAGCAGATCAATTAACTTCATTAATTTAAATTTTGTTGCTGTGGCATCGGGAGTTGAATTTTCTGAAGTAGTTAATGCAGTATAAATAGGAGATAAATAAATGGCTTTTGATGTAAGTATATTTAGAACTAAAATGGCACTCGATGGTGCTAGACCTAATTTGTTTAAGGTTGAAATTCAACCCAAATCAGGTTTTTATGCTGGTGATAATCAGTTAGAATTTTTCGCAAAATCTGCGCAGATTCCAGGGTCTACTATTGGAAGTGTTCCGGTAAACTACTTCGGTAGACAAGTTAATTTTGCGGGAAATAGAACCTTTTCGCCTTGGACCATGACAGTTTTAAATGATGAAAATTTTTCATACAGATCACAATTTGAGAATTGGATGAAAAATATAAATGGTCATATTGGGAATATAAGAAGTGGAGTAATCGGATCGAAAAGTTATACCCAAGGTGTTATTATTAATCAACTATCTAAAACCGGTGATACTATTGTTCGAACATATAGTTTAGTCAATGCATTCCCCACAGATATAGGGCCGATTGAACTAGACTGGGGAACAAATGACACTATTGAAGAATTTACAGTAACATTTACATATGATTTTTGGCAATCATTTATTGGAACTGTAGGTACTGGTACTGGTACAGTTGTAGGTATTGTAAATTAATTTTTCTGATTCTGTGGGTGAATAAATAAAACTGATAAGTATTATTCACCCACAGATTAGGAAATTTCATGCCTATTGAATTATTCGGTTTTACAATTGGTAAAAAAGAAGATGAAAAACCCGTAAAAATCCAAACATTTGCTGAATCTGATATCGATGATGATGCTTTATCTGTATCATCCGGTGGTGCATATGGTGTTTATTTGGACACCGAAGGATCATTAAAGAGCGAAAATGAATTAATCAATCGTTATCGCGATATGTCTCTGCAAGCAGAGGTCGAAAATGCCATTGATGATATAGTTAATGAGGCAATAGTCACTACCAAAGACAAACCTGTTGTAAAAATAGGGTTAGATAATCTCAATATATCAGATAATATAAAAGATAAAATTCAATCAGAATTTAAAGAAGTTACGAGATTATTAGATTTTCAAAATATCGGACATGATTTGTTTAGACGATGGTATGTTGATGGTAGATTATATTATCATGTTATAATTGATGAAAAAAATCCAAAAAAAGGCATATATGAATTACGATTATTAGACCCAAGAAAAATTAAAAAAATAAAAGAATCAAAAAGTGAAAAACTTGCCAACGGTAAAGTGAAAAAAACAATAGAAGAATATTATGTATATAATGATAAAGGAATATATCAATCTCAAGGCGCAACATACGGTAGTCCTTTTGCCAATGCTGCTTCTGGTTTAAAAATATCTACAGATACAATTGTACATTGTCATTCTGGTCTAATGAATGGCAAGAGAACACAAATATTATCTTACCTACATAAAGCAATCAAACCCCTCAATCAATTAAGAATGCTAGAAGATTCTTTAATAATTTATAGAATTTCTAGGGCTCCAGAAAGAAGAATTTTTTATGTGGACGTTGGTAACTTGCCAAAATTAAAAGCAGAACAATATATGCGCGATTTGATGTCGAGATACAAAAATAAACTTGTTTATGATGCAAATACGGGTGAAATTCGTGATGACCGTAAGCATATGTCAATGCTTGAAGATTACTGGATGCCAAGAGCCGAAGGCGGCAGAGGAACTGAAATTTCGACACTTCCGGGCGGACAAAATTTAGGCGATATTGAAGATGTCCTGTATTTTCAAAAGAAACTATATAAATCACTTGGTGTGCCTATCTCCAGACTTGAATCTGAGGCAAATTATACCATTGGTCGTGCAACAGAAATTTCAAGAGATGAAGTCAAATTCACACGTTTTGTAAATAAACTTCAAAATAGATTTTCCCATTTGTTTGATGATGTGATGGAAAGACAACTTACACTAAAGGGTATTCTTTCTAAAGATGATTGGAAAACCATAAAAAATGAAATTTATTATGAGTTTGAAAATGATAGTCATTTTGCTGAATTAAAAAGAAATGAACTCCTACAAGATAGATTAAATATTATTAGAGATTTGGAATTATACATAGGAAAATATTATTCACACGAATATATTAGAAAACATGTGCTATTACAGTCTGACGATGATATTAAGATTAATGATGAGCAAATTGCAAAAGAATTATCAGATCCTAAATATTCTGAACAAAATCAAGATTTAACAAATTCTGTATCAGATCCAAAACAATCGTTAGATTCTGAATTTTTAATAGATCGAAAAATTGAAGAAAAACTTGAAATAGCGAAAAAAGATAAAGAATTAAAAGACACTATAAACGATATTTTATTAACTCTTAATCAAGATTAAATAATTTATCGTGGTATAATAAATGAGCAATGATAATCAAAATTTAGATTTAAATCAGGTCTTAGCAGCTTCTCTCGCCTATACTCAGAAGCAATTAAAAAAGACAAAAACCGAATTAATAGAAGAATTAAAAGAAATAATTGATCCGGAAACAGGTCAAAAAATTAAAGTTCTTCAAATTAATGGTGATGTTGGTCCAAAAGGAGAAAGAGGTGATGTGGGTCCAGAAGGACCAATCGGTCCTCAAGGGCCTCAAGGCAAAGATGGTCGAATGGGTCCACAAGGACTTCAAGGGCCTCAGGGTCCTATTGGGCCGCAAGGTCCAGCTGGACCTCAAGGTATTCAAGGGCCAAAGGGGGAAGATGCTCAAATCGCTCCACTTGAAATCGAAATAGACAAACTTAAAAAAGTCTTAAAAAAAGTTAGCACACAATCAACACAAACAGCACAAAAATTAAGTCAAACCGGATGGGGTGAATATAC